CCTGCCAGAAAACGTGGGCGGATCTGGCGGCGGAGAACGGAAAGGACTGGAAGGAGCAGATTGATGAGATGGCAGAGATTTTAAAGTATGGGAACAGCAGAGGGATTGATATGGGAGGTGTGATGTTTGGAACATACGGGACAGCAGAAAAAACAGGAGGAAATGGGGAGGAGCTTAAGTAGAGCCCTTCCCATTTCCTCCCTGCGGGCCGTCGAGGGAACGGAGCGGACGGTGGAGCTCTCTTTTTCTTCAGAAGAACCCTATATCCGATGGTGGGGCGTGGAGATACTGGATCATTCGGAAGGCTGCGTCGATTTGGAGCGGCTGAACCGTATCGGCTGCGTCCTGTTTAACCATAACCGTGATATGGTGATTGCCGGAATTGAGAAAGCCTGGGTAGAAGGGAACCGGGGCTATGCAAGGATCCGATTTGATGAGGACGAGGCGTCGGATACCATCTATAAAAAGGTGGCAGGAGGGACCCTAAAAGGAGTGTCAACCGGATACATGGTGGATAACTGGGAATCCGTAGCCGCTAATAAGAGCTCAGCGGACGGACGCTTTACAGGGCCTTGCGATATCGCAAAAAGGTGGATGCCGTATGAAATTTCCGTTGTATCCGTACCTGCGGATCCAACGGTAGGCGTAGGGCGCGCCTTGGAGCGCGTCCCTACAATGGCGGCGGGCAGGACGCTTGACTATTTCAGGCGGCAGTTTCAAATAAATGTGAACAGGCACAGGAGGTAATATGACCAAAGAACAGATTTTACAGCGCCAGCAGGAGCTTATCCGCGCGGCGAGAAACGAAGACAGGGATTTAACCGTTCAGGAGCAGGCCGAATTTGACAGACTGCAGCGGTCTCTGGAGGCTATGGAGGAAGAGGATAGGGCATCTGGATACGGGCAGAGAACGGCTGCCTTCCAGGAGAGCAGAGGCGCCGGGGCACAGCCGGGAGAGGACCTGGCGGGGAGGGAGCAGGCTGCAGGCGCGCCGGTCAGCCCGGAACAGGCGGCCCGGAGAGCGATTGAGGCGGAACGCCAGAGAATGGCGCAGATTACAAGTCTTTGCCGTTCCTTCCAGATTTCGCCTGATGAATATATCCAGAACGGAAGCAGCCTGGAGACGGTAAGGGCCGCTGTGTTAGAGCAGCTTCAGAGGACAGGGGCTCCTGTTAATGCCCGTGTGACGGCAGATGAAGGGGATAAATTCAGGGAGCGGGCTTCGGACGGCCTGATGATGCGCGCCGGCATTTCACTTTCATCCGTTGCGGACGGGGCGGGACAGATGCGGGGAATGAGCCTGCGGGATCTGGCCATCGAATGTCTTGCCCGCGAGGGGAAGGATACGATGTCCCTTCTCCGGATGGATATGACGGATTTGTACGCGGATCTTTGCCGCCAGTTTTATAACCCGACAGCGGCTTTTCCGGCGATTTTGGACAATACGATCCGTAAGAGCATTACCCATCAGTATAACCTGGTTCCTACGACGTTCCAGGCATGGACTACGAAAGGGAGCTTAAGCGATTTTAAGGAAACAAAGGATCATGAATATGTGATTGGCGGAGTCGGGGATTTCTTAGAGGTTCCGGAAAACGGGGAGCTGAAGGCCGATACGCCGGATACCAAGCTGCTCCCGAGCCGGAGTCTGAAAACCTATGGCCGTCAGTTCAGCATGACGCGTCAGGCGTTTATCAATGACGACATTGGTTTTCTGACAGAGATCCCGGGCCTGTATGCCACGAAGGCAAAAAAGACGATTGACAAGGCGGTGTACGGGATTCTTTATGACAATAAACCTGTGTTTGATAAAAAAAGTCTGTTCCACGCAGACCACAATAACCTGATAGCCGTCGGGGCAAAGCCTTCCCAGGCTTCGCTTCAGGAGATGATACTCCAGATGCAGAAACAAAAGGATCCGTTTGGAGACGCCATTTATGTGACGCCGCAGTATATTATCGTCCCTGTGGGATATGAGTTTGATTTGGCCGTAATCCTGCATTCTACGCAGGTTACCGGATCGAACCATAATGATATTAACCCGCTTTATAATTATCCGATCCATGTCATTCAGACGCCGGTATTAAACGCCCTGGCAAAGGGCAAAGAGGTTCCATGGTTCATGGCGGCGAACCCGGCAAGCGCGAAATCGATCCAGGTGGATTACCTGAACGGACAGGAGATGCCGACCTTCCGGCGGATGGAAGCGCCGGGCGTTCTGGGATTTACCTGGGACATTTACCTGGATTGGGGCATTGCGGTAAGAGATTTCCGGGGCATCGCGAAGAACCCGGGCGTTGTAATCGAATAGGGGGCAGAGAGGAATGAGTAAGGCAGTATACTGGCAAACAGGGGAGTCCTTAGACTATCGGAATACATCGGATCGACTGATAGAAGCGGGAACCATTATACCCATGGAAACACGGATCGGGGTGGCGGCCTGCAGCATTGCCCCGGGAGAAATGGGAGCCGTGGCTGTGGAAGGCGTCTTTGAATTCCCAAAGACGGGGACGGCAGAGATTCCGATGGGGGCGTATGTATATTTTGACGGCGCAGGCATCACAGATACCAAAGAGGCCGGGGCAGGCGCTGATACAGAGGCTTCGGGTATGGCAGAGTCAGAGGCCCCTGTTAAAGCCGGCTATGCGGCCGCAGCCGCAGCGGCGGATGCCAGGGTTATAAAGGTAAAGCTTCTGGGATGACGCAGAGGTTGTAACGGAGAGGAGGCTTTCAGGATGGGAATGAGCTTTCAGGATCTGGTTTCGCAGGATATAAAGAATGTATTTTTAAATCCGGGGGAATTTGGAACCAGGCATATGGTCAATCAAAGGCCCATGTGCATTATCATTGATGAAAATGAGCTGACAGAGCGGGAAAAAAAGCAGTTTGGACGGGGCAGGGACGGCATATATCATAAGTCCCTGCTCTTTTATGTATCAGGGAAGGACTTTGGGCCGCTTCCATCCCCGGAGCAGGTGATTCTCCTGGACGGGGCAAAGTACCTGGTGAAGGAGGCTGTCGATGAGGATGGCATTTACAGCGTCAGCCTGGAGGCGGGAAGAGCATGATTATAATGGAAATTAAGGCATCGGACCATGTGCTGCCGATGCTGGAGGGCGCGCCGAAGAAACTGAAAAACGGCCTGAAGCAGGCGGTAAATGGGATGGCCAGGGAGGTAAAACGCGATATTTACCAGGGCGTCCGGCAGCGCTACACTCTGCGCGGTTCACAATTTGCCCAAAAGGATATCCGGCTTAGGGCGGCAGCGAACGCCGGCCTGATGGCGGTTCTGACGGTTGAGGGAGAGACGCCTTCCCTGAGGAAAGGATTCAGCGCAAGAAAAAACAGCGGGAAAATGGCGGCCCGCGCCCAGGTGCTGCGCGGCGGCGGGCTCAAAGAGCTGAAAATGAAAAACGGAACCATAAAGGCGTTTGTCACAGGGGTGCAGACAGGTCATAAGGGGATATCGCATTATGATATTTTCCAGAGAGACACGGGGAGCAAAAAATATGACGGCCGCCTGCCGATCAAGACGCTGAGCGGCCCAAGCCGCGCCAAGCTGTCAGAAAAAGTCTTCCAGGAACTGAAGGAAAAGAAAGAAACGGAGCTGGAGCGCCGTATATGGGCTCTGGCGGAAAGCGTAATGGGATGACGGTTAATGATTTTTTAAGGCGCCTGATTCACGAGACAGAAGAGCTGTTAAAGGATATTTCTTTTGTAAATGATAAAGGCGAGCCAAAGAGGATCAAAGGATATGCCCAGGAGCTGCCCCTCCTCATGGCGCAGGTGGGGTGGGGAGATGAGGGGCCGGCCAAAACAGAGGAGGAGCGGTTTCCGTATTTCCTGGCGCAGATAGATGAAATCCAGTACAGCGAGGACAGGGACGGAGCCAGGGCAAGGGTATGGATTCTCCTGGCAGTGTATGACGGGCTGCAGGACATGTCCGGCTGGGAAAATATTAACAATGCGCTGCAGCGCCTGATTGAGCGGTTCCGGAGGAATCCGGTCCTGGAGGATTATTATTCCTGCGAACGGGGCATGAAGGCTGCCTACCCGGAGAAAGGGGACTGGCCTCATTTCTTTGCGGGGATTGAGATGACCTGGAATCTTCCGGAATAGAAAGGAGATGCAATGCGAAAGGCGGACTACAAAAAAACAGGACAGGAGGCGGTGGCTTATATCGGGCCTTCCTTTTACGGCATAGTGGAGAAGAATACGGTTTTTTGCTCCGGCCTGCCGCCCAGGCTTAAAAAGCTGTCAGAGGAACTCCCCTTTATACAGGAGCTTCTGGTTCCGGTGAGCGGGCTTGCCAGGGCCAGAAAGGAGCTTCAGACATTGGGGAGCGAGAAACAGATACTCTACCAGCGGGCGGTGGAGAAGGGAGGAAAGCATGTATAAGCATGGAATAGAAGTCAGCGAAAAAGGGACAGCCTATGAGCGCCCCCTGGCGACCAGGTACGGCGTGCAGGTAGTGACAGGCACAGCCCCGGTCAATCTGGTTGAAAACGGGGCTGTAAACCAGCCGGTTAAGGTATCCTCTTTTGACGAGGCGAAAGCGGCGCTGGGCTACAGCGACGACTGGGAAAGCTATACGCTGTGCCAGAGTATGAAGGCATGCTTTGAGATTTTTAAGGTTTATCCGGTCATCTTTATCAATGTCCTGGATCCGAAGAAGCATAAAAAAGATGTGGAGGCAGGGGATTATGATGTGGTAAACCATCAGGCCAGCCTGGAGCCAGGGACGCTGAAGGGAAGCGTGGCAGTCAAAGCATCCGCAGAGGCAGAGGCGGCGTCAGAGGACAAGGATTATATCCTTTCTTTTGCGGAGGACGGGAGGCTTCTTATAACCCTGCTCAGCAGCGGGAGCCTGTATGAAAGCAATACGGTGAATGTGTCCTATACGAAGCTGGATCCCAAAGCTGTCACGGAAGAGGACATCATTGGGGCGCGGAATATGGAGACATGGGAGGAAACGGGGCTTGAGGTGATCCGCCAGGTTTATCCAAGGTATGGCCTTACCCCGGCCCTTCTTCTCGCGCCTGGCTGGAGCCATAAGCCGAATGTGGGGGCTGCCCTGATGGGGAAATGCGAAGGCTTAAATGGGGTTTACCGCTTTTAATTTATTCTTGACATAGCTTCCGAAAACCGGAAATATACG